CAAGGATCAGTCCAGTCCTGAATACAAGCGCACGGTTGAATTGTTGCAGCGGGTTCCGTTCCTCACTGCGATGCCCGATGGACTTGTCCATGCGGTTGAACTGATGAAGCTCCAAGATACTGCGGGTCGATCTCAGTCGCTTGAGTCCGAGAATAAGGCTCTGAAAGAACAGCTCAGTAAGCTCCAGCAGAAGACCGCTATTGGGAAAAGCGTTCCGGCAGGACAACTCAAGACCGAGGAGAAGGATTTCTCCCGGCTATCCATGAAGGAGCAAAGGGATGCGCTCATGCGAGCGTCGAGGGAGTTCGACCGGGAAGGCAACTGATAGCACAACCACAACTCAAATATGCCAGTTACAACCTCTACTACGCTAACCAACCAGTTCCAGAACTACTTCAGCAAGGAGCTGCTCTCGATCGTCCAGCAGGAGACGATTCTTGATCAGTTCTCGATGAAGGCCCCGATCCCCAAGAACAATGGTAACAAGGCGATCTCGATGTTCCGTTTCGGTTCGCCGAGCATCGGCAGTGTTCAGTCTTTGGGAGAAGGCACCGCCATCGCCTCGGCCAACTACCGCGCTCTCGCGCTGAACAAGCTCGACAAGACCCTATCCCAGTATGGTCAGGTGATCGGTTTGACTGACATCCTCCGCGCCACCGACCTGTTCAACAGCTTGCAGCAGGCCACCAAGACCAGCGGTCTGGACATGGCCCTCTGGGTTGATACGATTATTCGTAACACCCTGATCGGTTCCAACCTCACGGTGAGCGGTTCCGCGATGGGTACTGGTCCTGAAGCTGGTTCTGTTGGTTCTCCAGGTCCCTTCGAAAACGCTGATCGTTGTAACGATAATGCTGCTGCTGGCGGTATCAACGTGTACGGTAACCCCGCCACGCTGGGAGCCGGCAACCAGACCTACACCGCTCTTAGCGATGACAATACCGCGGCCAACACCACGATGAAGGCCGAGGGCGTCCTCGATTCCATGACCCGCCTGAAGCGCAACCGCGCTCCGATGATCAACGGTGGCTACGTCCTGGCGACCGATCCCCGCGTTGCCCGTGACTTGATGCGCGATAGCGACTGGTTGAACGCCTCCAACTACGGCAACAAGGGTGTGCCGTTCTACAAGGGCGAGGTGGGTTCCATCTACGGTTGCCGCGTGGTCACTCAGACCAACTCGTTCATCAGCCAAGGCAACATCACGACCGCTGGCCAGCAGTTCGTTTTTAACAACACTGGCCTTGGTGGTTTGACCGACACCTCTGACATCATCGCTTCGTTCTTCTTTGGTAACGAGGCGTTCGGTATCCCCGCCCTGACCGGTGATGATCCGTTGTCTCCGAAGATCGTGATCACTGATACCCCCGACAAGAGCGATCCGTTGAACCAGCTCGTCACCGTTGGTGTGAAGCTGTACTTCGCTACGCTCCGTCTGGCCGCTGGTAACACCGGTTCAACCGGTAACCCGACCTGGTACTTGGTGCATCGTACTAAGACCGCTTCCACGCTGTAATATGCGATCCAAGACGGCCACCATCATGGTGATTGCCGTCAGCCCAAAGGGGCATCATCGAGCAATCGGTGGTGCCCCTTCTCATTCCGCTTGCGGATGTGATGAGGCTGACAACAATGCGCCCATGATTTCTATTCCGGTCGAGGCTCTTTCCACCGACATGGAGGATGGCCAACAAGCCATGCCCGAAGTTGGTGATGAAGTTGTCCTAGAGGAAGTTCGCGGTGTTCTCAAGAAGCTCGAAAACGGCGAGGCTTATGTCGAGATCCGCAGTGTGAACGGTATGCCCGCCGAGTACGAGTCCAAGAAGGATAAGGGTATGGAGATGGAAGGCCCTATGGACGAAAAGGGTATGCGCGACATGGTCACCGAGTACGACAGCGAGATGGAATCCTGATATGCCGATCTACACCTTCGAGAGCAATGGCAAGTCCATCGAGCATATCGCTCCGATGGGTACTGATTCCATTGTCCTTGATGGCAAGCGTTGGAGCAGACAGCCGGTGGCCCGCTTCGGGGTCACCGGTTTTGCCCGCGAGGCCGAACTCAAGGACCATGTGAAGAAGGGATTCAGCCGGATGGAAGACCGGCAGGGCTCCCGCTTTGAAAGCACTTTCAGCAAGAATCAAATTCGCAAGATCTGGGATATATGAGCGCAAATTCAAATCTGGCCACTGAGTATTCGATGGGTAACGGCGGGTTCAAGCTCGTCCTCGTTACCACGTTGACCACTGGCCCATTCGTTGCGGTCACCACGATTGCTCCGACCACCTTCACCTCGATCACCGGCAAGAACATCAGCGGCAGTTGGTCGTCGGCCACTATCCCCGCTGGTATCACGCTTCCTGGACCGATCGACAGCTTCCAGATTTCGAGTGGTCAGGTGGTCGCTTTCAATGGAGTGATCAACTCTTAAGCCGTGACACTCGCTCTCGGAACAAGATTAACGTCCAGCGGATCCGGTGGGAATGTCACCCCGATTGATCCGCCGGTCGAGCGTCGAGTTCTTGTCACAGACCACTCTCTGGAGCCAATTGTTCTGGAGTTTGACCCCGGAGACCCTGTTGTATATCTCGTAGCGTCAGAAGGCACTTATGATGTAATGACGCTTGAGGGTGGTACAAGTCCTATTGGAGTAACAACCGAAGACCTTGGAAGATTCATTCTAACAGTTAACTGATATGCCAGATACGAAAATCACAGCACTGACGGCGATCGGAGCTAATCCGATTATCCCAGCAACCTTCCCCATCCCGATGGTCGATCTTACCGACACATCAATGGCGGCAAGCGGCACCACGAAGAAGGTGACCGTGAACCAAATCCTAGGTTCCGGCGGCACCGCCACCCTCGCCTCCGCCACCATCACCGGCGATCTGACGGTGGACACCTCGACGCTGAAGGTTGATTCGACGAACAATCGGGTGCTTGTTGGAACTACGAGCGCATACGGTAGACTGACTGTTGGTGTTGGGTCTGGTGCGCAAACATCAACAATCACAAATGCTGCATCTAGCTTGTATGACATTGACTACACAAGCAGCGGAACCATAAACACTCGTTTATCGTTTGTTAATGCAAACGGCATAACTAACGCCGCAATCGATCGCATTGGAAATCCGTCTTTGAACGATAGCGGAAATATTGCGTTCCTCACCAGATCAGGTTCTGGATCTTTGACCGAGCGATATCGCATTGCCGCTGATGGTGTTGCCACTTGGTCCGAAGTTGGAGGCGTCGCTGGAACCGCCATGACCCTGAACTCCACGGGGCTGGGGATTGGTGCGAGTCCTTCCTACAAGCTGCATATTGGCGACAGCCAAGCGTCACAGACAACCATTTATGTCGATAACCAAGCCAATGACCCCGCTGCGTCTTCTGCTTTGACGCTTTCGGCTTACGGTGGGAATTGGAATTTGTCTGTTCCGCGATCTGCCACCTTCGTCAATCCGCTGATTTTCAAGTTTGGATCGACGGAGATGATGCGAATCGACGCGAGCGGGAATCTGTTGGTGGGGACGACGAGTGCGCTTTCGGCTTGGGCAACCAGACTCACTCTTTCGACTGATGCGGGAACGACAAAATGGGCAGTTGGGCCTTATGCTGACCCGAACAACTTCATCATCAGCGCATCCGGTTCATTCGGTGTTTACTTGAATGGAACCAGCGCGGTTTCTTGGACCGGCATTTCCGACGAGCGACTGAAGGACATCATTGAGCCGATCAGCAACGCTGTCGCTAAGGTTGGACAGCTTCGTTCTGTTATCGGCAAGTTTAAGGCAGACGAGACAAACACTCGCCGGTCGTTCCTCCTCGCTCAGGATGTCCAAGCTGTTCTTCCTGAAGCGGTCGATGCGTCGAACCCTGACCGACTCGGCGTGGCCTACACCGATGTCATCCCGCTGCTTGTCGCCGCGATTAAAGAACTCGCCGCTCGCGTCCAAACCCTCGAAGCTAAGTAATTTATGACCATCCTCTGGCTCATCGAACGCCTTCTCGTAAAGCCCACCGAAGGCACTCTCACGGACGTTGTAATCACCGCCGACTGGAGGTGCAACGGCACCGAAACCACCGGCAGCGGAGACACCGAGAAGAGCTACAGCGGCACCTGCTACGGTAGCTGCTCATTCGCTCCGCCGACTGGTAGCTTCACTCCTTACGAAGACCTTACGCAGGATCAGGTCTTGAGCTGGTGCTTCGCCAACGGCGTGGACAAGTCGGCCATCGAAGCGAACGTCACCGCGCAGATCAACGACCAGATCAACCCGCCCGTGGTGAGTTTGCCGCTGCCGTGGGTGCCGCTGGTTGTCGAACAGAAGGTGCCGGTTTTGGTTGCGGAGCAGCCTGTCGTTTCCGACACTGCGGTCTGATATGGAAATCACCATCACACTCACTCAGGAGCAGACCAATAGCCTGCTCCAACTCATCGACATCGCCATCAAGGCCGGTGGCTACCAGAACGCTAAGGTAGGCGTTCCTTTGGCCGACATCATCCTCACAGCAGCCCAACCAAAAGCATCCGAGTAAATGGACTCAAATCACGGCGGTGACACAAATCAGATGATTGTCTCCATGGGAGGAGCAGCAGCGGCCACCGCTGTTTCGTTCATCCCATGGCTCACCGACATCGTTCGACTCGTCACCGCCGTGATTGGCTTACTATGCGCCATCTACGGTGCGTATCGCTTATTCCGCTCCAAATGAAAAACACCAAGACCACTCTCGCCGGCATCGGTGCCATCCTGGTCGCTGTTGGTGGGGCTCTTAAAGCCCTGTTCGACGGTGATCCGACCACCCATCTGGACATCACCACGACTATCGCAGCGGTCACCGCTGGCATCGGTCTGATCTGGGCTAAGGACGCCAAGGACGCCGAGAAGAAGCCCGAGTGAACTGGGTCTACCAGATCGTCCTGGCATTCCTCGACTGGATCCGAGCAACCCCACCCACCGATGTCCAACACGGCCAAGCTCCAAAGCCTCTCAAGGATGATCTGGCTGCTCGTGTTGCCGATCTTCCTGGGCTGCCAGACCAAGGTGGTCCTGGTCCCTTCCGGTGATCCCGTGATGCTCGCGAAGCCTGTGAAGGCCAGCGTGTACGGATTCGATTCAAACAAGAAGCTGGTGGGGCCGTCCACTGTGACGCTGCCAGCAGGTTGGTACGCACTACCGAAGAACTGATATGGGAACTCCACTCACAGGCAGTAGCGTCGCATCGACATACACTGGCCTACTAAAAAGCTCCGACAACTCCGCGCTGACCTCTGTCCTCAAAGCCGTTGGAGATGGCAGCGGCATCGATTCCGCGCTCCAGCTATCGACCTCCGCGGTCAATAGCACCGGTGACTTCAGCGTCGGGGCCAACAAGCTCACGGTGGCCGCGGCAAGCGGTAACACGGTCGTCGGTGGTACGCTCACCGTAACCGGCGCAACGAGCCTCAGCGGCAATCTGGCGATCCCCGGCAACCTCTCGGTGACCGGTACCTCCACTCTCACCGGTGCCACAAGCGTCGTCAGCACCCTCGCGGTGACCGGACTCACCTCGCTCTCAAGCGTCTCCACCAGCGGAGCCGCTGTCGTCGGAACCACTCTGGGAGTCACTGGAGCCTCTACGTTGGCCAGCTTGGGTGTCACCGGCGCGGCGACGGTCGGGACTACCCTAGGTGTTACGGGAGCGACTACGCTGGCAACTGTCGGGGCAACCACCGCAAACATCGCAACGCTGAATGTCAGCGGGCTTACCACGGTTGCTGAACTTGATAATCTTGGTGACTCAACTGTCGGTGGGACACTTGATGTCACTGGAGCGACAACCCTCGGTGGGCTGACCGTTGCCGGAAATCTTGCAGCAAATGGCAACACCACGATCGGAAACGCACCCACCGATCTCCTGACGATCAACGCCAATGTCGTCACGCTTCCCAACGTCACTTCCGAAACGGTTGATCTAAACACCGACAAGGTGCTGATCACCGATGCAAGCGATGCGAGCAAGGTGAAAGTGGTTCCGGCCAATCAGTTGGGAATCACAGCGGCCAATGCTCCGCAATGCACTCAAACCCTGTACAGGGATGTAACAGCACAAGGAAGTCCATTTGTAGGAACAAACACTGGCTCAGGTGTTGAGATCACAGTTCTCAATACGACTATCACTCCTCGATCATCTTCTTCAAAGGTTCTTGTTTCTATAGCGGTTAATTACGCTGGAACAAACATAGAGAAGGGTGCTTTGCGTATTACTCGTAATGGAGTTGAAATTGGTTCAAACAACATAGGTTCAAGCTTGTACGGAATTGCGCCATTCACAGGACTTTCTCCATATAGCTCTAATTTCTTCAATAGTCAGTTCATTCAGATTCTTGATTCGCCAGCAACTGCGTCTGCTGTTACATACAAGATGCATCTTTACTCAACCACTTTTGGAGGAAGTGTTCCAAGCATGTGGTTGAATAGAACTAATCAAGATGTAATCAATAATGCAAACTCTGCTAGTGATGCTCGCGTTAGCTCCTCAATGACTCTCCAAGAGTACTTCGCATGAAACCCTCTGAAGTAGCCCAAGCGGCCTGCGATAAGCTCTCCTTCACCGACGCGAACACCCTCGCGTTGGCCAAGAAGTTCTGCATCCGCCGCTACTCCATGATCTGGGATTCGTGCCTCTGGAACGATACCCTCGGCGTCATCTCGCGCTCAGTCAGCGAAGGCAACGAACTGGTCACCCTCGACCAGACCGTAACCGCTACCTA